ATAAACATACTGGAGCAATTCCCTGAATTTTACGGCGAAGACATGCTACTGCGAGCCGAAGACGTGAAGAAAGAAGTCCTAGCTACAGCATCTATCCTTGTTAGCATGTCTCAAATCTACACCTATCCACTCTTAGCCATTCTCTGGTCAATGACAATGACATTCTCATTTATGGGCGAAGGAGACGTAGAAGTACATGCACACATAGAAAAAGAGGGAATTGTAACAGAGGTAGTAACAGCTGAAAACGCAAACGCCTTATACGATTATCTGAAAACGAAAAACATAACCATAGCCACGGGATCCATTCCCATCATAGATGATTACATAGGAAAAACCTACTCCTTTGTCGTCAGCTGGGTCAAATCCATAGAAGACGAAAGAAAAATGCCAGCCATATACGTGAGTTTTCCAACAGACGAAATCTACTACCCCCTGAAACCTACAAGCGTCTACGGAAACACACAAATCCCAGTACTGATATACGTGGCTGGCTACGCCAAACCAAAACTCTACCCAGAAATAGAACCCTCCACCGAATACAGATACTTCACAGGATCCACATTCGGAACCTACACCAGAATAACAATCGGCCAATCGCCAACAACAAAAGGAACAATGATCAGTCAATTAAGTACACCTCCTTCAGCAAACTTCGTAGACGACTTATGGATCGAAAAACTCGAAGGACCACCAGCATCCATTGAAAGAGCTGCACGCGCATATTCTATCCGCGAAAACATGTTGTACCTCATAATCGCATGGCTAATCGTTGCTTCTATGCTGGCAGGCAGTTTGACCGGCTATCTCGTGTTCAGAGACTTCAAGAAATTCGCCCTCATTGGGCTGGCGAATTGCTTCACTATAGTAGGAACAATAATCGCTACTTACGCTTTCGTCGAAAAGAAAAGAGCGAATTTCATCGGCTTCTTCTCGATCATATTTCTACTAATCAACTTTCTCGTCATCCTCCCTATCGTAGCGATCTTAATTCTTTAGAAGCATTTCCTATGCACACACCACAATAACTCGCCGCCAAAGCTCCAGTAAACATATAATCTAACCCAAAAGCACCAAAACTCTCAACAACCCTCCTAACCAAATCATAAAAAGTCTCCAATCCTTTAAACCTCACATCCCCGCTCAAGCCACCGCCTCAACCACTCAATCCTCTCCCTCAACCGTTCCACATCCAACCCAGACACCACCCAAGCAATAATTATCACACCTAAACATTAAGAAACATTCCCTTTCACCTCAGCCGCAAAATCAAAGCGTAGCGTGACGTCAAAACGCTTGACAGCCCTCCTAGACTTCGCATCTTCAAAGCATGTCAGGTAGGAAAGTTTAAATGTACTACCACGAAAATGTACTACAGTGATTACAACGAAAACTGAAGTGGTCGTAACCAGAAAAGGCCAAACCACAATCCCAGCCAAACTCCGCAAAAAATACAAAATCCAAGAAGGAACAAGACTCCAAGTCATCGACACAAAAGAGGGCATCCTCTTCAAACCTAAAAAATCAACAATCGACCTCGCAGGTTCTGGAGCCAAACATGCAACCCCAGAAGAAATGAAAAAACTCTTGGACAAACTCAGGGAAGAAGATGTCTAAAACAGTCTACGACACAAGATTCTTCGTGGAACACTACTACTCCAAAGACAAAAGAATCCTTCAAAAAACCAAACAAGAAATAAGAAAGACCAAACAAAAATACATCTCAGCCATCCTAATTCACGAAATCTACCAACTCACACTGAAAAACGAAGGCCGCCAAACCGCAAAACTAAGAACAAACCTACTAGAAAAAGACTTCAAAACAGCAAACGTAGACTCAGAAATCGCAAAAACATCAGCCGAACTAAGACACAAACACAAAATCCCAATGGGAGACAGCATAATAGCAGCCACAACCCTAGCCTTGAAAGCAACATGCATCACAGACGACCCACACCTCAAAACCATCAAAGAAATCAATACAAAATGGATCTAAAAAAAAACAAACCTAACTAAGCTTCAACCTCTTAATCAAAACCTTTACCCTATCCTGATCCTTCAAAAACTCCTCAATAATCGCGTTCGCCACCTGATAAATTCGCAAATCATTCAACAAAGCCAACTTCCGAATTTCCCTATGCAACTCATCCCGAACCTCAACAACAGTCCTCTTACTTCTACCCAAACCCTCACATCAACCTCGCAATCTTATGTCTACTCAGACTGTCAGTCTTGCTTCGCAAAGCATACAAATAATCAGCAAGCAAAGGCCGTTCACGCCCAAGCTTTAAAGTCACCTCCAAAGTCTGCGTTCTAGCATCCACATAACACTCAACACTCAAGACGCGAAAATCCGAATCCACATTCTCATTCGGCAACACAACATGAATCTTGTCTCCTGCCAGAATCGGCGTATTCCCGTGGTCGATAACCGTGCTTTGCAGCGTCAAGTATTCAGCTGGCTCCTTCAAATGATTAAGCAATGCCTTAGCCCTTAACGTGCATTCGTTGTCGCTGTAAAGCTCCTCATCAACCTCCACAAGCTCCCGCAGCCCATAGGCACTTTGGCTTCCCGTATCCTCTTCTGTTGAGCTATATCTTCGTCCGCCAAAGTATAAGCCGTCAATCCAGAAGCTGCCGGTTCCAGTACCAGTAAACCAGCAGTCAAAACGAACCTTCTCTATCTGCGTCCAGTCAAAACCGCTTTCAACATCCCAAACATCCACATTTTCAGCGCCAACCCTAAATTGCTTCTGAAACCACTCATCAGCACCAACATTAAAGAAGTGAGAAGCACTCTTATCCGCAACATCATAAAGCACAGCATTCACGTTTCCGTTAAAACNGCTCTCCCGCCTAANCCAAAAGCTCAGAACAGGAAAAAGATTGCAGTCAACTTCTTTGCCACTATTCAAAGTGAACATACANGCTGCATAGTAAAGACTCGNAGCATAGGTTTTGATGCTTCCTGAACCCTTAATCTTCGTTCCCGTGTCAAGGCTTACTTCACCTGAAACAGCACTCCAAGAACCATCCGTCGGCGTCAAGCTTTCAGTCCAAGCATCCTTATCAGATGGAACACTTTTGTCAGCAGCACCATAAACCGTTATCTTATTCCGCACACGATGAATGTCTTTTCGATATTCACTGATCTCAATTCTTTCCGAAAGACTCACGGAAGAAGCCTTGCTGTTACGCGGAAAAAACTCGAACTTACCGTCCGGAGCAACACGAAAATCAAAGCCTATCACGCCAGACTTATCCACGGAACCGGCAACGTATTTCAAAATGTCAAAAACAGGAGTGTCTTCATACTCAAGCTTCGTGTATGTCGTATCCGTGTCTTCTATGAGTTCCGTGCTGTCCCTAACATGGCTCAAGCCCACGTAATAATCTATCAAGTCTTTGACTATTTCCTCACCCTTCTTGTTTTCATAAGTTTTCGTTACAACACGCCTAAACAGCTTCTCACCCCAGCCTCTACCACTGACCCGCAAATAATTAGCCGTAGATATAGACTCATACTTGACACTTTCAACACGACAAGTTATCACCTGTGGAGCCTCTGTGCCTCTGCCAATGTCGATATGCCCATCCATGCCCACGTTAATCGGCGAAGTCCCGCCTGGACTGTACTTCTTATCCCAGTTCTGAAGTAAACACTCAAAACTGCCGACTTCCTTAGTGCAGCCTAAATGAACTCTCAGTTCTATGATGTCTCCTTGCGGCGGAGTCACAGAACCGAAAACAACCGCAGCTTTAGGGATATCGACACTCATCACTCGAGTCCTCGCCTGTACATCTCCTCTTCTCCAGCACGAGTTATCGACCGAGAGCGTGTGGGCAACTCAGCTGCAGCTTCATTGAAGGTTCGGACGCTGGAAGTAGCAGAGTTCATGCTGCCTGCAAAACTCCACATAGCTGCAGCCGCAGCGATTATAACAGCTACACCAACACCGGTCAAAGCCAAAAACGTCGCATAACTAATGTTCAGAGCGTTTTGAGCAGCAGTTGCAACCCAACAAGCGGCAGCATAAACCTTCTGGGCCACAGCAACACCCCAACTCGTCCTCATGAAAGCTCCCATGACACTGACAACCATCATAGCAGAATTGAAAACCCTAGCTTGCTCGTCACTAAGCAAACCAAACTGGTGCGCAACGTAACCAATAGCCGCGCCAGTTGCACCCAAACCAGCAATAGCAGACCCTAACGTTTTAATTCGAACCGCTAAAGCCTCAGCATCCGTTCGAATTCTCGCAAACTCACCGCTTGCCCGGTTGACAGCACGAATTGTTACGGCTATTTCGCGGAAACTCATGACAATCCAGCCTCCATCTTGGCAGCTTCTAAAGCATCACAGATAATCCTTTCAAGCCTTGGCAAATGCTCTTGAATTGCTGGATAAAGGAATGGTCTTGCAGGCATGTAACGGGTGCCAAACTCGACCCAGCAAGCGTAGGATGCCTCTGCTCCAACAGTAGCAATCCACTCCTGGATTTTAGCGTAAATCGTGTTTCTCAGATAGCCTGTTCGAACTGACACAAGCTGCCTGGCTAAGGCTTTAACGTCTTCAGCCCAGCTTTCTAATTGCCGGTGCACATGCTTTTGCATGCTGACGTCAAACCGTTGCATAGCTTGCCTAAACTCTTCAACACCTTCCACGTAACAGCTCATTTCAACGGACACGATGTTTCGACTCCTTTTCCATCTTCTGCCTTTCCTCTTCGGCTTGCCGGTCAAGCTCATTCAGAATGACGATGAACTGCTGGACTGTTCTTGCCGGTTGTCTTTCGAGCTGTTTTGGTGTCCAGTTGAATTCCTTGCAGAGGCGGAATTCTGTGACTGCTGGATGAGGTTTCTGTCTTCGGATGGCTCTGATAAAAAACGAGTTTCGTCAAGAGCGACATTGTTAAGCCTGTTCACCACTTGGCTGAAGAGCTCGCCAAGCTCGACTGGTATACCCTCTTCAGATTCAGTCAACAGTTTCTCAAGGGTAATTGGCTTGTGGGGCGGTTGCTCCCTTATACTGGCCCAGATGGTTTCAGCTTGAATTGCAACGTAATCAGCTCTCGCAATCTGTCCACTGATGGGATGATACTTCGTGTGTTTCTGAATTATGCGACTTCGTCTAGCCCAGCTGATCTCAGTGAAAACATAGTGTCCAGCATATTCTTCGCCGAAACGTTTCTGAACCTCCAAAACCTCAGTTCTCATCTGGCCAGTCCTCCTAGCTTATGGTTAGTTCCATCGCGGCAAAAGTCGTCTTCAAACTCACTAAGTCTTCGATGCGTGTCGGCGCGGCTACATTTTCCCATCGGCAATACTTGAACAGAGCGCTGTTTGTGGTACTTAGACCAAACTTTAGGCTGAATTCGCCGTTGTTTATCACGTCGTCAAACTCCTGTTTGCTCTCAAACTCAAAGGTTAGCTCCCCTGTTAGGTTGCGGTGGCGTACAGGCAAGTACTTCAAAAGAAAGCCATTTGTGCTGCGGATGACTGGCACACGTTTCAAGTTGTTCTCTATCGTGAACTTCCAGTCTGTCACCCTTTCAACAGTCACTAGGTTTGAGCCGTCTGCATCTCCGCGTTGAACATAACTTTCGAAATATGGTACTGCACCTGTGTAGTCTGCGTATGTGGCTCCGGAAATCTTAGAGGTTCCAACTGCGACATCTTGTCCTGTCAGTTCTATTGTTGACTTTACTATGTCTTCGATGCTGCATTCTACGGTGGCTTTGTCGGTTCTGCAGCCTTTATAGAGCAGATCGATCATTTCTGAGGTTTTTTCGTAGAAGACTTCTATGCTGAGGGAATTCAGTGTTTGCACGTGTTGCAGAAAGTTTATCGGAGCATCGCTTGGCAATGGATAGATGATTTTTAGGTTTGCTTGTCTCAGCCCTCTTTTAATTGCTTGCAGGTCTCTGCTTCCGGTTCCGTAGACTTTGATTAGGCTTGGATTCAAAGCTGGTTCGACGCTTTCTGCTTTCACTCCTGACATTGATGGATTTGAAGGCGTGACGCCGTAGCTTGTTTCCTCCACGTAGTAGATTTTTGCTTCATGGGCACCGTATGGCATGCTCATCTATTTTTCATTCCTCCTTTTTCATGAAACTTCCACATTTTCAAACATCCAAGTTTTGATTGTGAATTCTGTTCGGAAAATGAACGGCTTGACACGCACGTCGTCTAAATCTCGGAAACTGACAACATCACAGTACGTTATGCCGTTAACAGTAATCGTGCAACAAGCGTAATCGCAATAAAGAACGGCGTCTACTGAACCGTTACTTGGATTGGCTGTTCTTCCAAGGAGCCAGACAAAACCGTTGTCATCCATATAATCAGATAGGTTTGAGGTTAAGCTGATCGTAACAGTTTGGTCTTCAGCAACTGCGTCGGATGTTTGAGTGTTCTGCCAAGCCTCAGCCTCATGACTCCAAACCTTAATCAAAAAGCCATTTCCAGCCGGAGCAGTGCCGTAGCCCTCAAAAGCCAAGACTATCTTCTTGACGGTCTGTACTTTGCTTTCTATTTTGAAGCGGAAAAGCGTCAACGCATATTCGCCGTTCTCGCTGGCAGTTTCCGAGAAACGCGTGTCATCGCTGTACCAGATTTTTGTGTAATCTTCGTCTATTAGTTCGCTCCAGCCGCTGTCTTGAGGAACCAGCTCTGTGTCAGAACTTGCGTGATGGGCTTTATGTGTGTCTGAGGCTTGACCGACGCCATGAAAGTCGTATCCAGTTACGTTTGGTTTGTTTCTGTTCTGCCTTATTATACGGTTGATTTCGTTGCGTGTTTTTTCCCGCATTAAGCGTCCGTTGATGGCTTGTTGAGGTTTGTCTGTTGCCCAAATATTAGCTCTTAAAAGGCTGAGTCGTCTCCTCGATTTAGCTGAAATCTCCAGGATTTGGTCTCGACTTTCCTGTAAGCCGACAGTTACGTGTCCGTCGTAGTTTTTGAGAACTTCGTGGTCGTACCATTCCTTGCCGACGCGTATGTTCGCCAGGCTTCCGTCGTCCTTTACAACGCGCATATTCTTCTGCAGAAGCCTAACAATGGTTGTGACAGGGTCTTCAATTTCGCTCATGAGCTGATTAGCCTCCTGCAAACCACTTTGAAATGGGCTTTTTCTCCCTTGAGGCTGAAGGGTTGGACGCTTTGAGCTTCGTAGTCCTTGCCCTTCCACCTGAGTTTGTCATGTTGCCTCAAGGAGGCAAAAACATAAACGGTAATGTAATCCTCTATCAAATAGCCAGGCGCGATGAGGATTTCTCCGATGCGTGTGGGGCTGATTATTGCTTGGATGTCAACTGGCTCGCCGTAACTTGTTTTTTCACCGGTCTCGATAATTGGGTGGAGCGTGACGTTTTCGCCTCTAGACCTTAATATCTGGGTGAATCGTGTGGAAGGCTCTTCGAAGTTTAGGTGCATGAGGGAAAGCCAGCAAACTGTAGCCATGGCTTTCTTGTTTTCCACGTAGCTGAAATCCTCATGTTTGACGCCCCAGTACATAAATTCCTGTTGATGTTTTTCTATGATTTTCATGCTGAACCATAGGCTTGGCTTGTCCTGTTCTTTGCGGATTTTCCACAAAATTCCAGCCGTAACTGCATCATAGTAATCACAGGCTGGGGAACGACTGACAACGTCTATGTAGCCAGCCCAGCAAACAGCAGGATTATAAGCAGGATACTGCACGTTTGGGCCGATTGCGTTGATGTAGTTGTAGACTTTTTGAACTGTGGTAGTCCAGCCTTCGTGATTGTGGAATCCGAGCAGAGCGTAAGCGAATGAATCGTCGTGAACTGTGGTTTCCTTTGGGGTTATGCGGTGCCATTTTGCGTCGCCGCTTGGCGGTGGGTCATAGTAAAGGTATAGTTGTTCGAAGCCTGAACGGTAGAAGCCTGTTGCGTCTGTCATCATTGTTTCGTATTTGCTTTTGTTTGTGGTGTCATGTTTGCAGAGCATCTTCAATGCAATAAGCCCGTAGAGACTTTCGACATCCATTTGTTGAAGCCATGCATCTGCGTCTGTGACGGCTCTTGCGAAGCCGCCGTAGTATTTGTCGTGAATGCCGAGTTGGCTTGGTTTGTGTTGCATGTTGTAGAGGAATGTGGCTCCAGCCAGTACAGCCGCGTTCAAATAGTCAGTGTTGTTCGTTAGTTCGTAGGCTTTTATTAGCGAAGGTATGGCTCTGCAGGCGTCTACGCTGTAGTAGTCTGTGCTGTTTTCCTTGCTTTTGAATCCGCCGTAGGCAAGCTTGGTGTCGTTTGTGGATTGTTGAGTTAGAATCCAGTCTGCCAGGTTCACGATTTTGGTTTGGATTTCTGTTGTTCGATCTTCGAACTGCTCGTTGAAATGGGCTTCGTAAAGGAAATCAATAGCGAAGGCTGCTGCGAATGCGGCTTTTCCCCATTCGGTGTCTGGAGTGTCCGGGGGAATGACGTAAACGTATGGTGCGTAATCCATGATAAACTGGTAATAGGCTTCTGGAACAGCGGTCACTTTTAGACTCTCCCAACATAAGGCTGCTTCAAACCGTTCAAAATTCGTTCAAGTTCAGACTGTAAAACATCTAAGGGTGGAGCCTTGCTTAGGACGTTTACGTTTTGGTCTCCGATTGTGAAGCTTAAGCCGACAGCTGAGCCGCCAGTCAAGTAACAAATGGCATAGATAGCGGCTAGGACTGTGATGAACTCCTTCTCAGCGTCCGTACAATCTTCGTAATCTATTTCTTTGCCGAGTTCAAGCTCCAACGTAACCTCAGCCCGCTTAATCATTTTCAAAGCCTTGGCGTCTGGAACATCTGGTGAACTAACGTTGATCACGTCTCGAACATCATCAACAGAAACGCTAACCAA